TCTTCCTTGGGCTGCGGTAGCATCCTCTCGGTATAGCCCTTGTGTTTATTGCGGGTCTTGTTATAGAAGATCACGGCTGTAGTGTCCTTTGCCTCTACCAGATCATACAGGGCCTTTTCTGCCATTTCATCCCGGTACTCCCTGGCGATCTCTACGGCATCGTCAACGGCCTGCCTAAACTCGGCATCCTCGGCCATCCACTGCCTGAACGTCCGGGGATTCAAACCTATTGCAGTACAGGCAATGCCCTTGAAACCTTTCTGCCTTATGATCTCAGCAACGATCTCGGTTTTCAGTTTGTCTTTATCTTGTATCATTTCTCAAATGAATTAATGCCATCGAAATACTCTTTATAAAACTCATACAGGCCACGATCTATAATGATGCTGCCCTGCTCGGTTCGCGGATTCGTGTTTATATTGGCACTCGTCTGAATACCAAAATAAAACTTGTCGGCCTCATTGCATCCCGCATATATCTTGCTGTGATTCTTGAATACTGCGGCACGGCCTACGTCCGGGTGCTCCTGATAGAATTTCTTTACCATCTGCCACTCGATCTTATAGGAGCCTGGGAAAATCTCACCTAAGTACATATCGAATTTCTTAATGCGGCCTGCATCCCACCACCTCTGCAACTGCAAAATATCCTCTGCGGCCATGCACCAGGTAGATAACAGAACATAATCCAGATCGTGTTGATTGAGCACAACTTTCAAGTAACTCAGGCTGTCAACGTCGCCTGCCGTAATGAAGTTGTACGAAACGCCATCCTGCAATTTCACGTACTGCATAGCCTCCAATAGTTTCACCTCGCTAAATGCGCGGCGGTACTCATATCTCTGGCTCAATTCCGTACATTCCTTAGTGCGCCTGTGGGCGCGTTTGGCGGTGGCGGCATCTTCCAGGTGCTCATCATCAACAACTGCTGCCGGGGCTATCGGCTCCGGCCTGGCACTGCCAAAATTGGCGAAGTCAAAAACATCATCGTAATTCATATTTCACTACTCCTATATTCTTTAGTCAAAAATTAGCGGCAAATCCTAAATATGGGAAACCAAAAAGGGCCTCAACCCCCACGGCCCCAAAAAGGCACTTTTGTATGGAGAAAGGTTTGGGCGAGGTTTTCCCACCACCACCCCCATTTTTATCAGGTAGCCCCCGTTAACCGTCTTTAACATTTTTAGAAAAACTTTTTTACAAATTGTTTCAACTGCCTTTCGGTCTTACGTTTCGTTTGTGCCTTGCCACACCTACCCATTTCGGTATGAGTTTTTACGTGGCAGTCATGGCACAGGCTCCGCAAGTTGGAAAAATCGTACATCAACCTTTCTTTCTCCTGGTATGTCAGGCCATCTTCTACAGGGATAACATGGTGTACTTCGGTGGCGGGTTCCGGCCTGCCCGTTTCCTCCAGGCATCTTTCACACATTGGGTTTGCCGTCAACTTAGCCTGGCGCAACCTCAACCATTTGGCTTTGTGTATCAACTTCTGGTAAACCTTATCCTTCGCCATCGTCCTGCCCTCCCTTCATTTTCATAACTGCGCTATGCTTACGGATCAGGTAATTAAGACTATCCAACAAACTCTGCTGCACACCTTTCTTTGATTCCAAAGCGGCGTTTGCCCTCTCATCTACGGTGTTCGGACAAATGAGTTTATAGACGGTAACGGGGTGTGTCTGGCCCTGACGGTGCAACCTGGCATTTGCCTGTTGGTAGTGTTCCAGGTTCCAACCTGTACCAAACCAAACTATGTAGTGTCCACCCTGCTGCATATTCAGGCCATAGGCTGTAGATGCCGGGTGTGCCAGTAGCACGTCAATCTTTCCGGCGTTCCAATCTCTCAGGTCGGCTTCGTTCTTGTATGCTCTGACTTTGTAGCCCTTCAACTTTCTCACGATCCTCTGCACGTCGTGTTGGAATTGATAGAATACCAAAACGCTGCTGCCGTTGGCCGCTTCTACGATCTCAGCCAATTTGTCGATCTTCTCATTGTGTATCTCATGCACATCACGGTTATCATCATAGACTGCACCATTGGCAAACTGACTTAGTTTGTTCATCAATCCGGCTGCACTATTAGCCAGGATATTAGCCGATTCGCCTGTATGCTCTTCTGCAAACTCCAATACCTTTTCACGTTCAAACGTGGTATAGGCTTTCATGGTTCCGTAACTCAGTGGCACAGGTATTACGTGAGTAATGAGGTCAGGCAGTTGCAGATAGTCTTTGGCCTGCATGGATAGGCAAATGTCTGCAATCTTATTACGGATGATCTGCTCACACCCTTTCTTGATGTCACACCTCACCGTTATGCCGTTACGGTTGTAAACGTCAAAGTAGGTTTCCCGGTATTTCGTTACAGACTTTCCCAGGCGTTGGCCCATATCCAGACAATACATCTGTGCCCAAAGATCAATGAGGCCGTTAGGGGCCGGGGTTCCTGTCAGTCCTATTACACGTTTCACCGTCGGCACTGCCATACGCATAGCCTTAAACCTCTCACTCTTACTACTCTTGAAACTTGTGAGTTCGTCGATCACCAACACATCGAAGGGAAGAAAACCACCATAGAGGCCCACCAACCAAACAAAGCTGTCGCGTCCGATAACGTACACGTCTGCCTTTTCAGCCAATGCCATCTTTCGCTGTTTCTCGGTTCCCATCACCTTTGCCACCCTCATGCCTCTGAGGTGATCCCATTTCTCTGCCTCAGTAGTCCAGGTAGTTTCGGCAACCTTCTTTGGGGCCACCACCAATGTACGGCTGATCTCGCAATCGTCCATTAATTCCTGAATGGCTGTCAGGGTGCTAACCGTCTTACCCAATCCCATATCCAGGAATAAGCCGCAACGTGGTTTAGACAATATCCACTTCATTGCCGTTTTCTGATAGTCATACGGAATATACTTCATAACACCTCATTCAGATTTTCTATAAAGTTGTCAAACTCCTTTTCCTGGTCTCTGGCAATCTCATCTATCACTCGGTTAATGAGACAATCCACCATTTCCTTAGTGCTGATCACCCAAACCTCATGCCCCATTCTCTTTAGTTCCTGGTGTCTGATCTCCTGTAGTTTCGTGGGCTTCTTTCCCTTGCTTTTCAGTTCTACCCAGATCACCTTGCCATTGATGCAACAAACCAGGCGATCAGGATAGCCCGTCACGTTAGCGTTTGAATATTTGAGGCAAAGCAAACCATTTTCCTTGCATCGTTTATTCAGATACGCTTCTATTGCCTTTTCTGAAACTTCGGAATGTCTCACTATGTTTTCAATACTCTTTTTCATATTCTGCAAATTTTTATAAGGTAAACTAAATCCTCGCGCACACACGCGTAACTTTACGGGCGATTACGTTTTTGTGTCTCGCGCACGTACACGCGTTGGTGCTCTGTACATATCCGTTTTTATATGTAAATAATAAACTATACATTTTTATAAAATATTTGGTTTACTTGGTTTACCATAGCCGCAAAGCCTTTATTTATCGGGGTTTTTCGGTAAACTAAATCGTTTTTATTTGGTTTACCTTTGGTTTACTTGGTTTACCTCGCTAATTGTTAAAAAATGTAGTTTGGTTTACTTGGTTTACCATTTCGCGGCATTTGGTTTACTTCGTTTACCATCATAAATCATCATCTTCGCAATAGTTCTGCACCCTTCGGAAAGCCTTTTGAACACCATAAATGGCCTGTGCGTGCTTTGATACGCCCATACGTTCCCATCCTGGCAGATCGTCCATCAAGCGGCCAACCTTTCGGGCTGTGTACTTATAATCCTTATCGCTCATATCCTTACCCATACGCTCACAAATGAATTCAGCCACACAAACCCTGTCACGGGTCTCTGTACCTGCTGCATCCAATGGGTCGGGATCAGTAATGTACGCACGTCGGCGTTTAATATCCCAGGTGGCCCACTCAGGCGGCAACTTCATTTCAAGGTATGTAGATAGCATATCCTTCAAAGGATCGTCGGCCTCATCGTTATAGTCGGCCTGCCTCTGGCGGGCTTCTGTTTCCAGGTCTTTAGGCAGATAGAGTTTTTCACCTTCGCGCCACCTCTGTACGGCTTCGGCCCAAATCTGGTCACGCTCTTCTGCCAGGTCTGCTTTCACATCTTCGTGCTTTCGCTGATCAGGATTAGCGGCCATCACCCAGAAACGGCGGTTTCCCGTATCACCTTTGAGAAAATAGGTCTCGTTGGTGGTTCCACAGAAAACGCATTGGCGCGGGTGCTTCTCTACTACCGTACCATACGCGGGCCTGTAGGTATCATCCTGTCGGCTGATGTAGGCTTTCACCTGCTCAACGTCTGAGCGTTTGATGCTGCCCAACTCAGGCAGTTCAATCACCCAACCACCCCTGGCTTGTTCCATACCGCTTTTGCCCTCCATAGTCACCAGGCTGTCGTTAAACCATTCACCACCCATCACGGCAAAGAGGGTAGATTTACCAATACCTTCTGCACCCGTCACGATCAGGCAATAGTCGTACTTGCATCCTGGATTCATCACCCTGGCCACCGCTGCCACAAAGTGCTTTCGTGTCATGGCCCGATTCAGGGCCGTGTCCTCTGCACCCAGGTAGTCAATGATCAACGTGTCAAGTCTCGGCGTACCATCCCATTCAAGGCCACCCAGGTAGTCACGGATCGGGTGTACTCTGTGCCTTGTAAATACGGCATCCTTGGCATCCTTCACCTTATCCTTGCCCGTCACGCCATAGTTCTCATCAAGATACACCCTCAAATTGGCATCGTCACGGTTTCCCCACTGAACGGCCTTACGATCCCAGGGCAAACCGTTACGGATCAGGTCAAAGCCGGAAAACAGATCGTGCCACAAATGCCCTGCCAGGCGCGGGTCATTTTCGAGTATCGTAATGATGTTCTTTGTAGTGGACTTAATGGCTCCCTTTCGGTCATATTCCAGGTCGGCCATCCAATCGGTGCTTTTCTCGCTAACTGCGCCATCTGCACCGTCCAAATCAAGGTCGCCAAAGTCACTCTCTGCATCTGCCTGGCGTTCCTTTGTCAATAATACCCTGACCGTTTTATCCTTGGCTGCGAAATCCTGCATTTTCAGGTATGAGGGCAATTTGGTTACGTCTGTCTGACGGGTTCCCTCATCATGCACACCGAAAAGATGTATTCTCACCAGGTCGAAAGCGTTGCAAAGCTGCTGACTTGCCGGGTCTGTCTCATGGTGGCTGTAGGCAAATTTTCCCTCATAGCATACCAGGCCACCCGCTACGCTACCCAATTTGTAGGTATAGCGTCCATCGGTGGCTGTGTGCTCATACACATCACCCAAATACTTTTCAATGGCCTCTTCTATTGTGTAGGCTCTGCAAAATGCACCTATCAAACCGGGCTTTTCCAACGGATCACCCGCTTTTTTCATTTCGTGCATCACGGCCTCACTCTCCCTGTTGGAAATCGGCCATTGTGTCGCGTCTCTGTAGTCCACATAGGTAG